AACCAATAAAAGTGAAGGTTAAAAAAGTCGTTCAAAAGAAAGTCAATAAATCAGTTGGGGTTGTCGCCTTAACAAAATCATAATTTACATGCTCTGCAACGGGCAAACCTTGAATATTTTTTTGTTGAGTAAAATCGGCATTTTAAATCTTCAAGGGTGTAAACTATGTGTCCAAGTTATTATAGGTTGTTGATTTTGATCCGTAAACCTACACATTAGATCGTAATTAATATTAATAACCTTTTTTATAGACATATCATTATATAATATATCAGGAATTTCAGATTCATTCATGATAGGTAGTTTGGTTTGAATAGCATATTGACTTCAACCTAATTTCTTTTTTAATTGTATATATTTATTTTTATATTTTAAATATTTATTTTTATAATTCATATATATTAACACTTGCATTTTTTTATTTAAAAAATTGAATAAGCAATATGTTAAATTGAATAAGTAATAAATAAACTTGAATCTATTGCAATTGAAACTAAAAAATCTATTTTGCTTCTACATATAATGTATCAAAATATGATATTGTCTATATTATTGAATTTTCTGTTTTTGTTATTTGTGATTATCACTAGATTTGGAAATCTATCTCAAAAAGAATTAATTTGTATTATTTATGTTCTTAGTATTATGATTGTATCTGAAATAATCACATTGATTTATTTTTTTGTATAGGTAAGGATAATTGATAAAGATATAATTATATTTTTTCTAGATCAGTTTTAATCCATTATTTGATTCAAAACTAAATTTTCTACACCAATATTGATTAGTGACTTCTTTTAATTTGTTATCATCCTTGAGAAGTTTTATTTTTGACAATTCGCCTTCATTATCAATAAAATGGAAAATATTAAGTAAATAAGACATTTGTTGACGGGTAATCTCAATAACATAATCTTCTAATTGTTTTATGAATGATTCTGGAATATTTTTAATCCAATTTAGTCTGGGATTAAATTGAGGATTTATTTTTTTATCCAATAATTGTTTTAATTTGTTTAGCAATTCCTTATCTATTCCTAAATAACCTATACACACTAAATATACTTCAGAATTTGCCGGTCTTGATGTTATTGGTTTTGAAAAATACACCTCCTCAAATACCTGTGTTAAAATAAAAATTAAACAAACATTTGATGCTAATTCCATAGGAATAAATGTTTTTAATACACCAGATCCACCTTTTTTTAATAAATTTAACATATTGATAAATTGAGCATAATCAGTTTCAGCTATTAATTCCTCATAATTATTTAATTCTGATGTTTTTACACATATACCGCAATCTGATGTTATCAAATCAACCTCTCCTAACTTTTCTTTGAAGAATTTAATGTTTGCCAAATCTCTAATATCACCACTAGATTCTGGACCAATTAACCATCTATTCTTATTTGGTTTAATTAAACCATAAACATCGGTTAAAGCAGTTTTATCTGCATCAATAGTTAAACTATTTCCATACCAGTCCCAAGACTTAATATTAGTTTTGGTTTGCAGAAAATGATTTAAGCCAATAATAAACATACCAGGTGCTTCACAAAAATGAAAACTTTTTAATATAGGGTTAGATTTATTAATAATATTAAAAGATATTAACATTTCATACATTTTCATAAATGCATTAGATGGTTTAATCTTTGTATCTGTTAATACTTTATAATTTTTTAAAAGATGTTCGCCTAATGATTTATAATTATCAAGTTGTAAAGTAATATATTGCCATTTTTTAAAATATCTTGTATCAATTGCTCTTTTTATTCTATTTAAATTTTTAGACAAATTATGCAAATTAGTATATTTGGTATTTGTTATAACATTGTCATATTCTAATTTTATGTCTTCATATTTAATAAATTGATAACTTAATAAATTTATAGCAGAATATAATTTATTATTAATTGTCAATAATTTTGTATCATAAAAATCTAATACTGATGTTTTAATTGGTATATTAAATATAATCATATAATTTACTATTTTTGATCTTAATTTTGTTTGATATACATTAATTAATTTAAGTTGTAAATCATTATTGGAAATTTCTAATATATGTAATTTTGATTTGGCTATTTTTATTAATTTGTGCAAATGATAATTAAAAAAATCATCTATTTTCATCATTAAATTACCAACATATGATTTTGATTTAATTTCATATATATTTGTTGGATTTTTATATATGATTATGAATTCACCTGTTGATTTTAATATTGTTGGTGATATTATTTCTATCTGATCAAATATTTTTAAATTCTGATTTAAATTTGATATTAGATCCGATTTTAAATCTTTTATTTGAGTTAGTAATAAAATTTGTCCTCCTTCTGCTAAATATGAATGTGCTGATTTTATTTTTAAATAATCTGTTAAAATTATTAAATCATATTTGATTGGAGTATTTATATCATCATTATCATCATTAATATTATCTATATCTTTTATAACTTGAACACCATATATATTTTTCAAATATTCGAATCCTTTTTGTGGAATATTATCAGCACAAGATCTACTTAAATAAAAACTATCTGAACTTTCTCTAATATATTTAATTAATTCAATAGATCCAACAATATCAGAATCAATATATACCTTAATATCCTTATCACCTTTATCACTTAATCCTTGACTAACAAAATCGATTAAACTAAGCCAACCATTATATTCAATTGGCTGATATAGTGTAAATTTATTATTTGAAATTTGATTATATAGATCTAAATTAATTATTTTTGAATAATTTGTTGTAGAATCATATGTATTTAATTTAGAAGTTAGTTCAGAAAGTGTATTCATTTTTTTTAAAATTTGATCATTTAAATCGAGATTAATTTTATTATTTATAATCGCAGTTTTATTAATTATAATATTATTTAAAACCATTAAATGTTTTTCATATTATTAAATAAGATATAAAAATAAGATATTAAAAAATATCTTAATCAACATTTTTTTTATTTGTCATAAGATATAATCCAATTAGAATTAAGATAATGCCAAATATATGTTTTTGAGTAATTTCTTCTCCATTTAAATAACATCCTATTACTATTGTTAGAATTGTTGATAATGATTTTATTATTATTGGCATTTTAGACTGATCATCTGATTCATCTAATTTAAAAAAAGATAATGTACTTATTAGAGAAAATAATCCTAAAATAAATATAATAAATTTATTTTTATAATCCAAATTAACATAATCATCTAACAATTTAAATGGACTAAAACTTTTTATCCTTAAACAATCCAAAGTTATATTATATAATAAAAATAATATTATTACAAATACACTATTATAAAAAATTAAATTTTTATCATCAAAACAACCACTTAGTTTTTTTTTAAAATGTTGTCTACATATTTTAATTATTAAAATTATTAAAATATAAAAATATTCTGTTTTCATCAATTAAATATATATTAGTCTTTGAATTAAAAAAAATCTTATCCAATTAATCTAAAATTAAAATAAACATTTTATCTTAAATCTTAAATATTAATCTATTTATAAATCTAACCAACGATGATACATTATTTGATCTAAATTATATCTATTAGTTTCTGGTTTTAATATATTTTTAATCAAATCTTTACATTCATCTGATATATCTCCTAATATTGTTTTATCATATTTTTCTAACCATAAATCATTATTAATCATATCTAACTTCTTTTCTAAGCTAATATTGTTATCAAATAATGTATGACCAGTTAACATACTAAATAAGATTACTCCCATTGAAAATATATCATCTTTATAAGCAGAATATGATTTGCTATAATCAGTATTTGCATGTTGTCTTTCAACACTAACAAATGCTCTTTTTCCAATAGTTTTAAAAGATGAGATTTTACATATGATATCTGTATCTGTATCTGTAACAATTTCAATATATTTTGTTTGAAGATTATTATTGATCAAACGATAGTATTTAGAAGTGGAACTTATTAGCGCCATTTCAAAATCTATTAATCTAATTTTATCATCAATATCAATACAAAAGTTTTCAATACTAATATCACCATGTGCGATTCCTATTTTATGTAATTGTACTAGTATTTTAATCATTTCTTTAAAAAATATTTTACATTCAGATTCATTTAGTTTATTTTCAGGTAATGATTTTAAAAAATCATAAAAATCAATTCCATTTGATTCAGTTATCAAATATAGTTTTTTTATTCTAGGATCTATTACAAATTCAGCAAATGTTACTATTTGATCAGAATCAAAATTATCAAATTCATCTAATTTAATATTATCAATTGGTTTAACTATTGATTTAATAGTTGATTTGTTAGTTGATTTAATAGTTGATGATTCAGCTAACTTATCTATAAATTTCTTAAATGTATCAAATGATATAGATCCTTTACTTGATAATAATTTTGTCAACAATAATTCTTTGATAAAATATATGTCTTTGATACTACCAGATTTTGAAAAATACTTTTTTTCATATTTATCATATAATGAACAAACATTAAATCTATTTTCATCATAATAATAATCTCTTGATGGTGTTGACAAATATACTAAATCACTTGGATTAATTAAAGTTAAGTTAAAAAAGTTGCTTTGTTCAGGTTGAATCATTCGATCAATTTGCTCTATTCGATCAATTTGCTCCATTTGATCAGTTTTATCACAGATGTTTTGTACCATTGTATAATTAGATTATTATAATTAAATAGAATATACTTATATTTTATCAATTTTTTGTTTCATATCATAATAATTAATAAAAAATTGCATTTTTTAATGTCTCATCATAATAATAATTACTAATATCAATCATCATTATATATTATGTCTAACTTTATTAATCAAAGTCTATCTAATCAAAGTCTATCTAATCAAAGTCTATCTAATCAAAGTCTATCTGAACAAAACTTAACAGAGGAAATGGTTCGTAATATGATTCAAATGGATATCAAAGGTAATATTTTAAATATGTATGAACTAAATAAACCACAATCAGTTTCTGAATTCAAAACTAAACTTGAAACCGATTTTACAACCACATTTAGAATGACATTTGATCCTAAGCATAATAATTATTTGGAATCAGTGTATGGTACATGCGCAGTTCCTAAACAATACAAGGATGATATTGGAATTGATTTGTATGTACCAGAAGATATTACAGTAGAAGCATTTGAAACTAAATTTATTAATCTTGGAATTCGTGCTGAATTCCAAGGATCGGATGAAAAATATTATGGTTATCAACTATATCCTCGTAGTTCTATTTCAAAAACAAAATTGAGATTAGCTAATTCAGTTGGAATTATTGATCCGAATTATCGTGGCTATTTGATTGCAGCAGTTGATAATATTTCAGATAAAGTTCAAAAAATTAAAAAGGGAGATCGTTTGTTTCAACTAGTATTTGTACAATTAATGAAACCTACTAATATTGAAATCATTACCGAAGATCAATTATCAAGTACTGAACGAGGATCTGGTGGTTTTGGATCAACTGGTAAATAAATCTTAGTTTAACTTAACTTAACTTAACTTAATTTATCTAGAATTAAATGATTGTTTTACAATAGAAAAAACATCATCAGATGATATATCATTTAATTCATTTATTACAACATTTTGATTTGAATTAATGAATCTGATAACAGCTTGTAATCCAAATTCCAAACCATTATTTGGATCAAATTTGAATTCTCTATTTTTTGAATCAGTAAATTTTAAATTTAATTCTGATAGTTCACCAATAACCGGTGTGAAAATTATTTTTTTAGAATGTATTTGTGATTGATTATTAGTAATATATTGCATAACTGGTTTTGATTCATTAATATTAGATAAAAAAATATTCATACAGCGATCTACTTTAAAATCATATGCTTTGGTTCCAGTATATTTGTTAGAATTAATATATTTTGATTGATTCTGATTATTAAAACCCAAAGAATATAATAAACTATTTGAACCAAATACAAGATCAAAATTATTTTTTGATTTAAATGTTATAAAGTTTGATGTTTTATTATATGACATTTTTATTAGAAATTTATTTAGATGTTGATTTATTAAGTCTAATAAAGTATCTATCGTATATGTACCCATTACAATATACAGTTCTATTGAATTATTATGATTTATTACATCTATTAATCCTTCCATATCTGAATCAATCACATTTGCTGTATCTGAATCATTTTTTACATCATTTTTTAAATCATTTTTTAAATCATTTTCTGTATCATTCATATCTGAAGTTGATGTTTTTAATATAAATTGAAGTTTATTATTATTTGAATTGATATTGTATTTATCAAATGGAAGATCAAACTCTTTTAATTCTATACTTGTAATATTTTTTAATGTTGTTGGTAATATTGTTGACTGTGAACTAATAAATATTATTTCCTCTGCATTCTCAAATCTAGATGTATTTTCTAAAATTATTTTTTTTATTGTATTTTCTAAATCTTTATTTGCACTTACTTTAATACCTATGTCTTCCTGGATTTTTTTTAATTTTTGGATTTGATCTAATGTTTCTTCTTTTACCTTTTGAAGTTGTGCTACTTTCGGATCATCCGTAATCTGATTAGAACCATTATTGTTTTGTATTTGATTTTGTAATTCAATTATTCTATCTTGTAATTTTGTATTTATTTGTTTATATTGCTCTAATTCTGATATCTTTGCTTGGTATTGTTGTGTTAATTCAGAAGTAGATAAAGTCATTTCATTAGATGGAATTTGATTAGGCTGATTAAGCTGATTAGGCTGATTAAGCTGATTATTTTGACTTATTGATTCTCTTAATTTATAAATTTCATCTTGAAATATTTTCTGTTGTTGCATTAATTGATTAAGTAATTGATTTTGTAAATCAGGATTTTGTTGAGGTATTGGTTGTTGTTGAGGTATTGGTTGTTGTTGAGGTATTGGTTGTTGTTGAGGTATTGAATTTTGTCCAGATATATGATTATTGATCATTGAATATAAATCTGATCCATTATTAGAATAATCTTGGTTAATATCAGGATTATATTTTGGTATTTCAAATTGTTCTCTATTTTGTTCTCTATTTTGTTCTCTATTTTGTTCTCTATTTTGTTCTCTATTTTGTTCTCTATTTTGTTCTCTATTTTGTTCTCTATTTTGTTCTCTATTTTGTTGTTCTCTCACACTAGTTTTAATAGGTGGTGGTAATGGTGGTGGTATTCCATTATTTTGTTGAGAATTTGAATTTGAATTTGAATTTGAATTTGAATTTGAATTTTGTTGATCTTGTCTTATACTAGTATTTTGAGGTGTTGGTAGTTTTTTACTTTGATCTATTATAATATTGTCACGATTATTTTGTAATGTTCTTAATCTATCATCTACTGAAATATCATCATTAAATCTAGCAGCATCATTTGGATTTATACCTGTATTCATAATATCAATATTTGAGAACCCATCATCTACACCATCAAAAGAACTAAATCCATTATTATTATTTGAAAGTTCATTTGATCCAATAATACCAAATTGTGATTGTGGATTATGTGTAAAATTATTAGATTGATTTTGTTGATTAGATTGATTTTGTTGATTAGATTGATATTGTTGATTAGATTGATATTGTTGATTAGATTGATATTGATGATTAGATTTATTTTGTTGATTAGATTTATTTTTTTGATTTCTCTGTTCTTCTTCTTTTTTCTTTCTACCAGAACCATCTAATGAAAAATCAGGTGTAGTTGGTCTTTGTCTTTGTTGTACTGTTATCGATTGTCGTTCTTGTAACATTTTTTCATATCTATTATCAACAGGTATTTCATCTTCAAAACGAACATTCTGACCAATATTATAATTATTATCAAAATCTTCATATTGTCGATTTATCGGAATAAAATGATTATCAATTTGTTGTCTTTGGTCCATTTGTTGTCTTGGATCCATTTGTTGTCTTGTGTCCATTTGTTGTCTTGGATCCATTTGTTGTCTTGTGTCCATTTGTTGTCTTGGGTCCATTTGTTGTCTTGGGTCCATTTGTTGTCTTGTGTCCATCTGTCTTACATTATTATTTCTTACACCAGATCCCGAACTAGATGGAAGTGCTCGCTGAGACATCATATTTGGTCGCCCTCCAGTTAAATTATTACGATCAAATTGTACTTGTGACATACGACTAATTTGTATATCATTCTCAAAATCAGGATTTAGCATAAAATTAGATGATCCCATATCAGATTGTTTTGGTTTTGCAGGTCCAGATATAGGTTTTGTATGTGTTTTATTAGGATGATATTCGTTAGTAATTTCTTTAACTATACGTTGTGTTATACTATTAGCATTTTCAGGTTTAATATGCATAGAATAACCATCAATTTTTGCTAATATTGTTCTCACTAAATTTTCTTTTTTACTATTGTCGGTATAATAATTTGGATACTGACTTTTGACACTAGATAGCACTTTCGCCGCCATTTGTTTTATTGTATCAGATGACATATGAATATATATAATTATTTTTACACAAGGAAATTTTAGAAAAATTTAAACTTAAATAAATCAATATTAATTATATAAGTTTAAATTTAATGCAAAAAAACTATAAAAATTTTCAAAATATGCAACAAAAAAAAATCAATGATCTTACATTATCATCTAAAAATATTAATTATAATTTTTTACATGTAAAATCACATTTAATTGATCAATTATCCAAGACAAAAAATTCAGCAAAATCAGCAAATTCAGCAAAATCAGCAAATTCAGCAAATTCAGCAAAATCAGCAAATTCAGCAAATTCAGTAATTTCAGCAAATAGAGCTTTTTATATTCCTTACTCAATATTATATCCTGATAAATCTTATGAATTTTTAAATGAATTATCATTTATGGCAAAAAATACAAATAGATCGATTGGTTCTGGTTATGATATGTTTAGATGGAAAAATGTATTAGATAATAAAATAAAAAATTTAATGTTCCAATTTATTCATATACTAACTATACCCTTATTTCCATTTATGGAAAAAAATAAAACATCAGATATAGATAATCAAATATCTAATTATTTAATTTTAAATAAAAATACACTTAGTTTAAATCAAGTTTTGAATTTTGTAATTAATAACATAAATACAACTATACATATATCATATATTGATATTGATTTTATTGATTTTTCCACAAATTATGATTATGAAAAAACATATTCAATTGAATTTAATACACAAAATGTTTATCTATATACTAGATCAAAACGACAAATAACTGATGAAAGTTGTCTATATATTAATATTGATTCAGGTGATAATCTTAACAATAATGTACAATTAAATACTAGTCTTAATTTAAAAAAATTTAGTTTTAAAGTTATCCCTATTATAATTACATCAAATTATGTATATTATAGAGCTTTAGGACAATTTTTATTAAGAACATTAAATGAATTAATTAATATCAATTACTTGGATATTAATATTTATAGTGCTTCTTATAAAAAACTAACTAATTCATATATTAATAAAAAATTAACTGATGATATTTCACAACATAAATTTATATATTGTAATTGTATCGAAACAGATGTTAAAGAAAAATTAAATGCATCATGTTATTGTAATTATATAAGACATCCATTAAATAAAAATAATCAAATTGATATTGGTTTTAAAATTGGTATAATTAAAAATGAATTAATAAAAAATATTTTTCATTAAATTTAAAATCTAAAAATTTAGTTTATTTTTAGTTTTCTTTCTATTTTCAGTAATCATAACTAAATCTAAATTTTCATCTTCATTTATTGATTTTGTAGTATTTATAGTATTTATAGTATTTGTAGTATTTGTAGTATTTTTATACAATGGAATTGTTTCTGAAATAATATGATTTTTATTAGAGTTAATTTTTTGTGAATTAACTTGTTTTGATATATTAGGTATATTAGATTTATTAGGTATATCAGGACTATCCAAGAATATATCATCATTTTTTTTAATAAATTTATTTGTTTTATTTATAGTTTTGATAGAATCCAA